ATGTTTTATGTGTCTTTGAGATACAGATTGGAAAGTGGCCATATTTTTCAGTCCAGTCTCTAAGTTTAACTTGTACCGGTAAAGGATATAGTACATCTTTGAGACCATAAACCCTTTGAGCTACCTTTCTAATCTTATCAATAAAGTGATCTGTGTTATCGTAAACATAAGTCATTTTACCATCTGCTTTAGAAGCAGTACAGATAACTGAGTTAGCTAGATCAAGAGCGCCTTTAGATCCCTTTGCCCAATGTTCCGATACTACACAGTCATCTGCATAAGCTTTAGCATTATGTTGAATGAAGTCTAATTCCTCTTGAGTATCATCAGAAAACTTATTAATACATACAACAGTTCTTAAATTGAAATTATCAGTGATATTCATAATATGTTGACGTAGATTCTCAAAGCCTAACTCAAGATCACCATTGCCATGATGTTTTAACGCTCTTACTGTTGCAACAATAACAACTACATCAGGTTGAATACCCATTAATCTAGCTTTAATATCTAAGAACTTCTCAGCACCTAAGTCAGAACCAAATCCTGCTTCAGTGATTACCCAATCTGCAAGTTTTAAACCTAGGCTAGTAGCAATGACAGAGTTACATCCGTGAGCAATGTTAGCAAATGGCCCGCCATGTATTAAAGCTGGATTACCTTCAAGTGTTTGTACCAAGTTAGGTTTGATAGCCTCTACAAGTAAAGCAGCCATTGCACCCGCCGCCCGGAGGTCCCCAGAAGTGACCTCTTTTTCCTTATTGTACCCTATTACTATACGTGCTAGGCGGTCCCTGAGGTCACCCGGTGAGGTCGATAAACAAAGAATAGCCATCACTTCTGATGCTACTACAATATCAAAGCCATTTCTCAATGAACGGTCATTCATATCAATGACTCTACGCCAAGTAACATTGTCAATACCTAACTCATTACCTTGATAGATATGGTTATCAATCATTGCTGCTAATAGATTATGAGCAGAAGCTATTGCATGAAAATCACCAGTAAAGTGAAGATTAATCTTTTCCATTGGTGCTACTTGAGAGTAACCACCACCTGTTGCTCCGCCTTTCATACCAAAGACAGGACCTAGAGCTGGTTCACGTAAACATACAATTGACTTTTCACCTAGTGCGCATAATGCATCAGATAAACCAATTGTAGTTGTAGTTTTACCTTCTCCTGCCGGAGTAGGATTAATAGCAGTGACTAATACTAATGATGCTCTATTGCTTGTATTAATATCTAAAGGGTGGATCTTGGCAATATGTTCACCATACCTCTCTATATTATTCTTAAGTCCTAGTTTCCTAGCAACAATATTAATTGGTAACAGATCTGCTTGTTGGTTGATTAAAAAATCAGGATTCATCGATGTCCCAGTCAATTATAATTCTCACAATACCCAATTCTAAAATTGCTGCTTGGGCTTCCCAGTAAAAGGTCAGACCTATTGCAAATCCAGAAATCAATTCTAAACCAAAAACATATTTACCAATCTCACCTAATCTTATCATATAAGTTCCTAATCGACTTTAATATCTTTTTTGAGAGAGTAACAGGTTCTTCCTTCACTTTTACTCTGCTACTCCTATAGACTTTTTTGTCTTAGGTTCCTTAGGTGCTTTTACTGGAGGAGGTACTTGCACAAACCCTAAATCATACACCAATTGATGGGTGATCTTTTTGTATTTTTTACTAAGAGCCTGATCCTTAATGGAAAGCAATAACTCAGCTTCTGATGGATGGACACCCTCTAACAATTGAATGAACAGATCTTCACGACGTATAGCTGGTAGATCTTTTCTACAGAATACATAGAAGCGTTTCAACTCTTGACGTAAGATACCCATGCTCATGCCAATAGGGGCTTGATCTGGTTTGTAAGGTGGATCCCCTTCAGGTAATAAGAACTTCTTAGCTGGGTCAAATGCAAATTGAAACAATATCGTAAGTGCACTGTCACCTTTAAGTTTAGTTAGAAGTTCAGGGTTATCATTAATTTCAGTTAGTAATTCAGGTAAATATTTTTGCATTTAAAAATCCTCTAGATCATCCAATAATAAATGGCATTTGTTTTTAATCAAGTAGTTCATGATAGACATTTTGTCACCAACAACTTTTTTGCTTGTGTAACTATCTATAATAGTTTTTGATACGTCTTCTGGAATGAATTCAAAATCAACAAGAGTTTGATTACGATCCCAGTTACGGCGTTGTTCATCATTCTCACAAGCATCTTTACCTAGTTCCATAAAGCGTGCAAGCTTCTTAGCAGTAACAGCTGTTTGACGATCTTCAGCATTGATAAACACATCATCTTTACTGAATATATTAGGGATGCCGTCACCACCATCACCGCGTACAGTATGCTCAATTAAGTATTCACCTAACTTACCACCCTCAACAAACTTCTTCTGCATAGGAGACCATTGACGGACATTAGAATACTTCTGTAACTGTTTGAAATCCTTATCACTCGAGACGATTAGGACCTTCTGAGGCTCTTCCATTAGACCTTGTTGTATGTAACCATTAGACTGGGTCCATTTAGTTAGTACAGCCACCACATCATCGGCTTCGCAGCGTTCTAAATGTAATACCTTATAGGGAAAGTATTTTTCAAGGTCTTCGCGAATAGAGGAAAGTGTTTCAAATACAAACTTCCAATCGAGATCAGACTTATCACGAGCCTTAGCACGACCAGCTTTATAGTACTCAAACACTTCTTTGCGCCAATAGTTGCGGCCATCACAGGCAATAACTAACTCACCGTATTCTTTACCATATTTCTTTTTATAGAATTTAATGGATGACAATACAGCATGACGAATAATGTTGATTGACTCTTCAACCCTTTCTTGTTTAGCATTGCGAACAAGATCTGCCTGAAAAGCAAATATATTAGATAGCACAACTTGATTGTAGTCAAGAATTATCATTATAGAACCCTCAGTAAGATGGTGTCTGAGTTAATTCGACCATTTGGCTTAGTGGTAATAGTAGTCAATTTAGACAAGAGCTTCTGGAGTTGCTGCTTGCCTCCAGTCATTACCTCTTCAATCGTTAACTTAGGTTTACGTAAACCATTCTGAGCACTTACTTCGATATCCCATGATTGAATACTAGTACCCTTCACACTAAACCCCTTGGTAGAATTAGAGTAATACACTGCCAACTTTTTGTTCTTAGTGTTGTATACCCATAACTGCTGAGCACCTACAATCTTAGTCGGATGGATACTCTTCAATCCTAACTCAGCAAATTCTTCTAGGTACTGCATTCTTGCAACTTGCACACTTGCTGGTTTTTCTTTGCGAGCACGTGGCATACGATTTGCTTTTGCGGTCAATACTTGGGTTTCAGAGTCAGTAACAATAGATTCTACAAACGATTGGAACTTCTTGATCTGTGCTTTCGATAGGAATGCATAACCTTCATTTAGGTCTTCGTCATTACCTTCAAGCACCTCATTCAATTCTTTCAATAGTGGTTTATAGAATGCTGCAACCTTTTTAGTAACAGCAGACGATAAACCATTCTTGATGGCGTACTCTTTAAAAGAGAATGAGGATGATTTGTTTTGCACAAACTTATCAATCTCATAATCGATTTCAGCCATGTGTTTACGAGCAACTTCAGTTACACGGTCAAGTACGCTTGGAGTTATAATGCCTAATGCTTCAGCCACTTTCTTTTCCTCTAGCTTTTCTTCTAGTTTGTCGGTGTACTTGGCTTTGATTGTAGCAAGACGAGAATCGATTAGAGCCTTATGCTCATCAGACAAGTATTGTTCACGTACTACCAATCGCATTAGAGTTGCCAATTGGTTGGTCTCAAAATCAGATGCAAGATTGAAGTACTTGATGTACTCATCCTTCTTAGATTTCTTGAGGTAATCAATACCGAACTTGGTTAACTTAGATGACTCCTCGTTGGCATTATACCAATTCAGAGCCAACATCAAGTCGACCTTGTAATTATCTTTCGTAACAATAGGTTCACCCACGCCACCACGTTGGGCAGCAAGTGCTCTATCTAATTTTTCTTTCTTACGTTCAATTTGTGCTTCTGTTGCCATGCTATAGTCTCCTAGACTCGATTAAGATACTATTATATAACATAATCAAATTAATGTACACTATTATTTTGCCTCATCACGATATTTTTCCCATAAAGCTACTAAATCTTGCCTAGCATGTGGTGATCTTGGTTCTTTAAACCAAGCAGGAGCCCATGGTTGAGAAGACATTTTAGTAAAATGAAGTTGCCAAATATCTTCCTCTTTTAATTTTTCACCATCTAAGCAATTCCATCTAGGATCAAGATTGCAGATGAGTTCAGGTTTTGCCATTTTCTTAGATAGGATATGATGAATTGTGGGGATATTTTTCATATCAGAAATGGGTGGAATATATGCCTGTAATGCAGAGCAATCCATTAGCATCACTGAGTACTCCATCTGCTTTCTCCAATGCACGTATCTAGCCTTAATGGGTTTATGATCCATGTCTTCATTAAACAACAAGGAGATATCCCTAAGATTTAACATATCTACATCAGTGAAAATTGCTTTACCCTTAAACCCGCATAACTCGGGAATAGCCCAACGGAATGCAGTAAACGGGGTAGCCCATTTAGAGGTATCCCATCCGTACAGAGGTGACTCAGGATCACTTGATTGTTTTAACCAAGTAATCTCTAAATCCTCTGTGCAGTGTTTCCTTAGGGAGTACTCATAGGTACGTTCTGCTTCAATATCATCACCATTAAATGATGATCCAATGAAAAGTTTAACCGGCAAGGTTTACGATCTCTTCATAAAGAGTTTCAATCTCATCAAAGGCAGCAGACTCAACATCCATATTTTGTTTATAATAGATGTTCGCTAACTTACTAACAGTCTTCTTTGGTAACTCAAAAGACTCAGATAGGTCTGCAACTATTTCCTTAATGAGATCATTTTCCGCAGCAATGCGGGTTTTACTATTACTAATTTCTTGCAATGCATCCTTGAATTTTTTACGGTCTACTTGATTACTAATCATATATTATTCCCATGCTGAAAAGGTTTTAACTGAGTCCCAACGAAAGGATCTCCATGCTTGTTTTTCTATATCCCAAACTTTACACGCGGTTGGAATAACATCGGTTGCACCTTCTGAGATGATTTCGGGTTTTTCTTTAACGGGAGTGATTGCTGGGATAAGGTTCTCTGCAAGAGTGCACAGCATTTTTCGTTCAGTACCATCTGCTTTTGTGAATTCAACTAATACTCCCTTGTTGTCGTTATCATACAATAATGCTAATACTTCTTCCATCACAATTGACATTATGCTGACTCCTTTTCTTTCTTAGAAGTCAATGCTTTCTTTTTAGCAGCAGCATAATCAAGTTCAGCACCAATCATAGCAATCTTAAATAGACGACGCTCTTCTTTATCCTGGATAGTAGCCAATAGTTTCTTAGTTGGCTTACTCATGTTGTAGTTTCTATCTGCTTTCATTTTAACTCCTTAAAGAATGATACAAGTTTATCAAAATTGTCACGTGTAAAAAATATTTCTTGGGTTTGTGGGATATTATCATGTGTTCTACTTATGCCTAGGATAATAAAGTGTTCTCGGGGTTCAATAGAAAACTTAAGATCAAGTCCACCCTGATCGATAATAATTGATTTTATTCCATCCATTAGATCACCAATCCTAAAGCGTAAATTGCCAATAAACCGAGGTTAACTACAAATAACTGTTTATCTTTTACACGCATCGCCCAGATCAACCAGATGGCTGAAGCTAGATTCAATACGTAGATGTTTAGAGGGGTGATTTGGAGACTCGTTAGAAGAGCTCCGTAGAGTGTAACTGCAGTGGCTGCCCACTTGATTGCATTATTCATTGTAAAAGCACCATATAGTTGAAAAGCGTTTTGTGTCAGCGAAGCGACTAGCGGTTTCTAAATCATCAAACCACATAAAGAATTCTCCATCGCCTACCCCTTGATACTCGACTTTATATCTATTACGCATATTCAACTTCTTCACCTGTAAAAATATCAATAACAGTTTCACCAGCAAATGCAGCTTGCATTTCGAATTTTTCTTCGTCTGAGTAACCAAACTTACGACGATTAGCGATGTACTGTTCTAAGAAAGCATCGTCTTCTTTGTTTTTTGTAGAGATGCTGTCGTAAAGACATTCTGATGTGATGTAACCTGCAACACATAATTCAGCCAAGATATCTTTTGGAGGAACTGTGTCGTTTGAAACCCAACGAATAATGTTGTTATCCATGTAGGTATTTTCGAAATGTTGTTTTGCTGTTTTCATAATATATTTCCTTCTCATTTATTTAATTTATAAGTAATTATAAGCTAAATACGAATTAATGTACACAACTATTTTAATTTATTTAACAGCTTCAATATAAAATAAGCCATTAGACCAGTATTCTTTTATAGCATTTAAACTTGCCTCTTTAGCTTTAGCAAGAAAGTTGTTTTTGCTTTTTTCGAATAACTCAGGATGATTATCCATCCATATTGGGTAAAATTCAATTTTCATATTTGATATCATAATATATTTCCTTCTCATTTATTTAATTTATAAGTAATTATAAGCTAAATACGAATTAATGTACACACTTATTTTAATTAATTTCTTCAACACTGAAGATATCAATCCAATTTTTGTGGTGATCATTGATCCGTTGGGCCAACATAGCAATTGCATTGTACTTACTTTCAGAATGAATTGGTTGCACAGTTTTCAATCTTTCAGATCTGTTACCTGACAAAACTCCTACAACCTCATATTCAATCACATACTTATTCATAATATAACTCCTTCATCAATTTATAGATACATTATATCATAAAATTGAATTAAAGTACACACTTATTTTGCTATTAATACGTTTCTTTTACTATGTAATACACATCTAAAGGATACTTTTCTTTGAATTCTTCTGTTGAAATATAAGCATTTAACTCTGCCATCTTGAAGAATTTTCTTGATTCAGACGTGATGTGTGTCTTTTTATCTACCACACTCAAATACACTGAAGTTGCTTTACCGGCCATGATTCATCCTTTGTTGATTAAAGATACATTATAACACACTACTCAATTAAAGTACACCTATATCTGTGAAATGAATTCCGCTTCTGGAATTCTTGTTCTAGGACTTTTAGATCCTAGCACCACCACTATGCGTTTTCCCTTGTCTGTATTCATAGACATAACGATACACCCACCTGCTTTGCGGGTCCATCCAGTTTTACTTACTTGGATGTCGTGAGTATTTCCTATAAGGGGATTGGTGTTTTTGAATACAAACCATTTACGTTTGATTTTTATTTCTATTGCGGAATTTTGAGTTATATCGATGAGTTCTGGATGTTTTTCTGCTTCTTGTACCAATAATATTAATTCGTTTGCCGTAGAGACATTGCGTCTATCTAAACCAGTTGAATCGTATACTTTACTTTTACCCATTCCTAGTGTTTGCAATTTACTATTCATATTAGAAATGCATGATCTATATCCACTAGGATAGGTTCTACATAATAAATCCGCCGCGGTATTATTACTTCTAACCATTGCCATTGTCATTAATTCTCTTCTAGAGATAGAACCAAATGGTTTTGTGTCTACCTTATCATCTAAATTTACATTAGATTCAAGTACTACTATAGAAGTCAAGAGCTTTGTAATGCTAGCAATAGTCCTAACTTTATCAGGATTTTCTGATGCCAATACAATACCATGCTCATCAGTAACCAACCACGATTTAGCAGTTAGATTTAATGAATAAGCATTGGTGCTTATTAGCAACAACAAACATATCAATAAACGATCCATATAGTATAATAACACTAAATAGATTTATTGTACAATTTATTTACTAGTTGCTCTGTAGGTACCATCCCATGATTCGGGTTTACCTTCTTCCATTCTTTCTATCATATTTTTATAGTACTGTCTCATCTCAACCGGACCATCAGCAACTAATTGCTTAGCAAGGAATATAGCACCTTCCCATTCACCCTCATAATAACCCATTAAATATTTCTTATGTAGTTTATAATGATCCTGTTGGTATGTTGCAAGAGTGAATATCTTAACTCCCTCAGTCTTACCTTTAACTGCAATGGTATCTAATTCAACTGTTGGGTACTCGTCATCTACCTGCTCAGCGGTTAGTGCACCAAGAACCATCTTAACTCCATATGGTTTTGATTGTCCTTCTAACCTTGAAGCAAGATTTACGGAGTCCCCAAGGCAGGTGTAATCAAAGCGCTGACTAGAACCCATATTGCCAACCACAACAGTGCCTGTGTTAATCCCGAGTCCCATGCCAAATGCCGGGATGCCCTCCGCAGTAATTTCTTTATTGAATGCATCTAAACTCTCCATCATTTGTAAAGCAGTTTTCACTGCCATCTTGGCATGATTTGGTTCATCTAATGGTGCGTTCCAAAATGCCATCTGAGCATCCCCAATATACTTATCTAGGGTACCATTGTTTTCTATAATCTTTGCTGTCATAGCGGTCATATAGCGATTCATAATCTTGGTTAAACCTTGTACATCCTTACCATAATGTTCAGAGATCGTAGTAAACCCACGAACATCAGTAAACATAATAGAAAGCTCTCTTGAATCCCCGCCTAACTGTAATAACTCTGGATTCTTTTGTAACTTCTCAACTAAAGCTGGACTCAAATATGTTCCAAATTGTTTCTTAATTTGTAATTTCTGATTTAATTCAGTAATAAACTTAACAGTGTATGCGTGACCATAAACAAGACAAAGAGCCAAAATAGGATATACACAATCCAGCAAATAATTGTAATAACTAAAGGCATACACAGATACAAAATATAGGCTACCAATAATACCAACAATAGGGATAATAGCATATTTCCACCTCGAAAGAAAAATCATTAATAAAGCAAGAACTACAGTAATACTTATTTCACAAATATCTGCCCAATATGGTCTTTCAATATTAACTCCATTGGCAATAGTTCCAACTACTGAAGCTATTAAATCCTGAGGCCATACTGCACCATTTGCTGTAGCTACTGGGTTACCTATACCGGTTGCAGAAGCACCTACTATAACAACAGCACCACCAAAATCATTAGGTAAATTTGTCATAGATATAGATTTAGACTTTTGAGACCAATCTACCCATACTCTACCAAGAGAATCAGTAGATATTGCACCAAATGCAGGCAACCTCATCTTCTCAACACCACCTTCAAATAGTTTTACTTGAACCGTGGAATCACCCGATGCAACACGCAAAGTTTCTAATGCAAGATTAGGATAAATCTTACCATTACTCATAACCAATAATGGTACCCTACGGTTAAC